TGCCAAGGTCGCTGATCGTGTTGGCTGCTTCAATGCGCTGTGGTGATAGAGTGCTACAATATCTGTTGTTGCGGCGTGACGCTGGCAACATGCTATTGATGACGCTCTGCTGCTCTGTATAGCGCAGCATGATGTCCTTAACGATAGCAGCGTCGAAAGGCTCGCCATGCGCATTTAGATAGCGTCCTGTGCGCTGGTAATGTGAGATGCTATCGCCTGTATACTGTGCTGCTGTTGTGTCGTCATTCAATGGCGCATTGCTAACATGGACGTGCAAACCGCATGCCGTGTTGACGGTAGCGCCTGCCATGTCAAGCACATTGCAAATGCGCTGTAAGTATTGAAACGCTGGCTGACTTGTGCGTGACTGCTCAAGGTCTATTGCCAATGGTGGCAATACAATTTCGCAATCAACGTTTGGTGTTCCGTCTGGCTTGCAATCAGCGCCTTGGACGCCAGCATTATCCAATTCTTGTCTTGCTGTTCTGATTGCAAGGCCAGATGTTTCCATTTCAATTCCTATTGATACAGTCATGATTATGCCTCCACTCTTTTGTAAGTGTTGTTTGAATAGGTGATTTGAATTCCGCGGTTGCGAATTTCACAAATTGAGGCGCGAATTCTTGTTGAGCTTTGTCCTGTTGCATTCATCAATTCCTCAAGCGTTGCGCCCTTTTGGATCAGGTGGAAAACAATTTGTATTTTTGTAAGTGTCATTTTGATACTCCATTTTGCTAGATGCGTCCCTTAAAAGAATTATTACACGATATTATCCCATATAACAAGGGGTTTTGTGGGATTATATGGAACAATTGTTCGGGTTATTTCAGGCGGAAAAGCTCGGGAAAAATACAATTTGTTCGGGTTATTTCGGAAATATTACAGGAATATTACAAGGTACGAGCAATAAAAAAGGGGCATATTGCTATGCCCCGAACCCCGATCCCGACGATCCCGATCCCGATAGGCCCAACCCCGATGAGGTCAGGCCCGATTGATTAGTAGTGGCTCCACCCGAACTCTTTGGTGAACTCCGATTTTGTGTAGCCATTTTCTGCAACCACATTGATTGCATCGTATCCGCCCATATCGCCGTGACGGACATACCCGACAACCCAACTGTTAGCTTCTTCCGCTGTGTCTGCATCGTGCAATTCAACGCTATCAACGTCACCATTGCTCCAGTCCATACCTAATACTTTATACATTGCTTTACTCCTTACCAATTTAGAGGAAACTCATCCCCGTTTTCGTTAATGATGACTCCATCAGCGCCAATGTCGTCAGGATACTCACGCTTCAACTGCTCAATTGCAGCACGGCGATTCTTGGCAACCATGGTCAACATTTCTGAGCCGCTTTCTCCTTCGAAGATAATTTCATATTCCATTGTCTTTCTCCTCAACTAGACTAATCCCATATTATCCCACAATATATATAATGTCAACAAGAAAATAAAAAAAATTATCCATCACCGGGTGAACTCTCCCCGGGAAGATTCGCGGACAATTGTTCGGGTTGCTCCCCCAGGCCTGCCGGGGAGTTCGCCGGGGCCGGGCGATTCACCCGGGGCGCACTGTGGTTCCGGGGGACTGGGTGGCTAACCCGAACAATTTGTCGGGTTGTCCCGATTCCCGGTAGTTCAGGCCCGATCCCGACCCGAAAAACCCCGATGCCCCCGAGAGCCACGGAGAGGCCCGAGGAGAACCCGAACAAGTTTTCGGGTTCCCGATACCGAATCAGCGACTTCCACCGATCAGGGGGCCGTTTCAGGGGCTGGGAGGCCCCGCCTCCACCCCCGCACGGAGTGTTCCCGCTACTCTGCGGCTTCGCCGCTATCGTAAGCTACTGGGATTTGTTCGGGTTCTGTGGGATTTTCTGCTGGGGTTACGTCAATCATGCGATTTTTAGCGCGATCCATAAATTCTTGCAGTTGCTGCACGATCTGTTCACGGCTCATGTTGTCAACGTGCTCATGGGTAACATGGCTACGAGCTACCATAAGGCCAGTGACCTTTAGGCGCAGTTCCTCTGCTTTGATGGCTGCTGAGAAGTTCCCTGCTTGCCATGCTTCATCGCGGAGGCGTTGCATATCCCGAACAGATTTAGTGATGGTTACGCCGTATTTGCTTTCGAGTTCTTGGCGCATTTCTTCCATGCGTTCTTTGACGATGGGGTTATTGAGAAGCTGTACGGCTCGCACGTTGGCGTTTTTGTATCCTGCTGCTCGTGCTGCTGCGGTTTGTGTCATGTCTTTGTGAATGTAGTTGTCGAGAAACTTCTGCTGTTGAGGCTGCAACCTGCGCCCACCTTTTTCGACCTGCTCGCCCACCTTTGGCATGATTGGATTAACCCGAATAATTTCTCGCGTTATCAGGATAGCTCGACTGCTCTGCTGTTGCAAGCCCAAAGGTTCCCAATGTTTCCCAATGCTCAACGTCAACGGCTCGCCGCGACAACAACGACAACGGGGGGGGACTATATACCCCCCCCTATAGGGGGGGTGACGTAGTTGACGTAAATTAACCTATTGATTTTGTTGAATAATTTACGTCAAAACGCACTTTTGACGCTGTTGACGTAAATGGGTTAAGTGTTTGATTTTATTAAATAAGTTACGTCAACGTCAACTACGTCAAGTTTGACGTGACTTTTTTTTGACGTAAAAAATCGTTTAAAATCAATGGGGGAGTTTTTTATAATTTTTTTTATATTTTATGTTGACAATCCCAAACATTCCCATATATAAGGGTGACAGTCTAGTAAAAAAGGAGGCTCCATGATGGGCAACGCAGACAAAAAAACCCGCATTATCCGCGATCTTCAAGGTGACTTGTTTGATGCGAATCACGCAAACCGCCGTTTTTTTCGCTGTTGGTTGGATGGTTCTTATTTAGGTGAGAGCCACTACCGCACAAACAAGAAATTTCTTTGCGACATGCTGAAGGAGCATGGCGTGGGGATTAAACTTGAGCGTAAGATCACGCCTTGGATTATTAGGCAGTTTGTGACTTACACGGCGCATGATGCGGATTGTTCTTATGGTTACGCTCAAAAGGTTATTGTTGAGCACTTCAGATCTTTACCGAATTCGCTTGAGGCTGATTTGCTTGCGTCTTTCACGAATGAGTTGATTGATGACGCTCTTGATTTGATTGCCGATGAAATCAAAGAGCATTTAGCAGAGAAGGAGGAAGCGTGATGTTTGAGATTGAAAAGAATATTCCGATTCCGCAGGATACTGGGCGTGGGCGCGATAAAAGCCTGTTGCGCCTTACTGTGGAAAAGATGGAGGTTGGCGATAGCATTGTCGTCAAGGACATTCACCGTCAGCAAATGCATGCGATGTCGAAGACGCTTGGCATTGGCTACAAAACCCGAACAATTTGCAAGGAAAGCGGCAAAGTTCGTTTTTGGCGCACGAAATAAAAGGACGTGGGACTTGGTATGTTCCTAGTCGGTGGGCGTGAGCACCGATGATGAGAAGCGGAGTTACTGCCGCAAAAAAACAGCCGATGACAGTAAGTCCCCGTATTAGGGCGGGTTAAAGGCGGGGAGAATGTGGAGCGCAAGCGAGGAAGCACCCCGCCCCTAAGTTAAGGGGGCATTTCGCCCCCTTTTTTATTTTCATAATTTTTTTTATTGACACTTGGGATTTTTTGGGATATAAAGAGATGTCTAGTTAAAAGGAGTAGTTATGATGACACGCGATGAATTTTTTGACCGTCTTTGGGAGATGGTAAAGGATACAAACGTTGACTTTAAAGAGTTGCTTGATGATGACGGTGAAGGCGGCGTTTACGTTCAATTCACCAACATTAAAATTGAAGAAGAATAGGAAATAAATATGTATTATCTAGCATATGGAATGAACATGAACCGCCAAGCTATGGCGGAGCGTTGCCCGAAGGCCAAGCCGATGGGTGGCTTTTATTTGCCCGATCATCGTTTGATGTTTCGCGGTGTTGCGGACATTCGTTTTGATCGTGATTCTGTGCTGCCTGTTGTGGCGTGGGAAATCACGCACGATTGTTTGAGGGCGTTGGATCGTTTGGAGGGTTATCCCCGACTATACGACCGCCGCAAGGTGAATGGTCAGTGGTGGATTTATGATATGAACGGCAACAAGAACGAAACGCATAGACCGTCGAGAGGCTACTATGAGATGATTGCGCAGGGTTACGAGGACTTTGATCTTGATGATTATCACTTGCGGGTTGCGTTGCGTGATGCGGAGGAAGCGGCATGATCAAGAAGCATGAGGA